GATACTGTTTCTTGCATTGTCCCCTGCTTTCTTATTTCTTCTTGGCTCTAGCGTTATCTACTAAGTTTGGGTAAGGTCGTCCAGCCTTCTTTGCCATTGCTTTAGCCTTAGTCTTTTGAGCAGGTGTGAGTGGTGTTGACTTCTTCTTTGGATTCTTCTTATCCCAAAATGCTACTTTCTTTGCCATTACCACTTCACCTTATCTGCCCAATATGCTGCACTTAGTTTACCTTTAGCAATATTCTTTGCGTGACGTGCTTTGAATGATTTCTGACGAGCAGTTGGAGTTTTATCTCCAGTAACACCCTGTTGACCAAAGCGAATAGTCTTAACTGTATCTCCTGCTTTAGCCACAACAACGTGTGATTTAGTTGGGTGATTAGGTGTGCGCTTTGGTTTATTAAACCCTGACACTCCTACTCGCTTTAGTCTTGGGTCAGTCATTTCTTTTTTGCCTTTCCTGCAACAGATAGTGCTATAGCAATTGCTTGCTTTTTGGACTTAACTACTGGAGCCTTCTTAGGACCCTTTGGGTTAACTCCACTATGAAGAGTGCCAGCCTTGAACTCTTTCATTACTTTGCTGACTTTCTTCTGTGCTGCTGACTTCTTCATTACTTCTTCTTGCCCATTTTCTTTGCTACAGCCTTCTTAGCAGCCTTCTTCATTGGCTTGCCTGTCTTCTTTGCTTCAGCCTTAGCCATTGCCATACCTTTTGCTGTGTATGCGAATTCTTTCATTCCTACTTTTGGCATTATATTTGTCCAATCTGTTTCATTACTGCTACGGATTCTTTGGTTATATCTTTTGTCTTAGGCATTGAGTCGGCATCGTAAGCCTTGCCCAATGTCTCTGACGCTTTTCTTGCTTCTTCTATGTGCCTTCTAGTTGTACCTGCTGGTTGAATACCTTCGGCTCTAGCCTTCTTGTATTCGTTTAACTCAGAGGTCCACTTCTTATCTGATATATCTCTTGAAGCATCGCCAGTTCCCATTTCAAGAGTACCTATCTTGCAACCGAAACAACCCTCTACATACTCAGGATGCTTCTGTCTCTTGTGTAGATTCATACGTCCCCTACTGTTCTACGAAATTTGCTTCCGTTACTTCAACTCCACCAGCAATAAGTGCTGCTTTTGTTGCATCATCTACAGTGTGTTGATAACCACCGCGATAAACCTCATCATATTCAGATAAGTCTTCTTCTACTGGGTAGCGAATCTGTGAGTACACGCCTCCAGATTTTACAATAGTTATTCCTTTGCGTAACTTGGCAAAGTAAAATAACCTGTGTGCCCCAGATGGACCTTCAAGTACATAGGGTGTAGTGAATGTATAGTTTGCCATAGTTCTCCTTAATGAACTTACTCCAGTACAGGGATATTTCTACCCCTGTACCAGCGTCAATCAATTAAGCGATTGATGAACCTGATTCAATGCGGAACAGTGCTTCTTCGCGGTAGCGAGCAAAGCCTAGTACGCCGTACCAACCCATTGGGCGGTGACGCATTAACTTGTCAACTACTGGTCCGATAACTACGTGTGGCTCTTCGGCAACTGCCTCAGCCAATGCTTGCTGTCCTGCAAGAATTGTGCGATACACCTTTGCAGATGAAGCACCGTCTGTTGCAGAGTAAAGACGTGGAGACTCTACGAAGTATGCACCTTCGTATGTTCCGATTTCTCCTGCCCAGATGCGGTCCTGTGCTGAACCGTACTGGTTTGGAAGTAGCCATCCTGCTGAACCTGTCTCAGCGCGTAGGTCGTGTGAAACTTCTGGGTGGATTCCAGCCCAGTATAGTGAACCCTTGCGTGCTGATGCCTTGTTCGCACGAAGTTTTGCAACTGCGCGACGGATGTTTGCAGATGAAATTGTTGCAGCAGCAGTAACTGTTGCTGTAGATGTTGCAGTTGAACCTGAGTAGATTACGTTTGAACCGCCACGCAATGTTGTCATTGCTACAGCGTCAATTGAATCTGCAAGGTTGAATGCGATAATGTTTGCAATTGCTGGGTCTACATCTGCAAGTGAGAACAACTCAAGTGCGCGAGTTACGAGAACTGAGTTACCGTACTCTGCAAGAGTGATTGTCACAGATGTTGGTGTAGACATTGCTACTGCATCTGGGTCTGTTGTTTCTGTTAGTGCTGTTGTTGCAGCAGCCAAGTCAACGTAGCGTTGTAGAACAACTGTTGAACCTGGGATTGATTGGTTTGTAGGGCGCTTGTCAGCAACTGAACGAATGAGTGGCTCTGAGCGGAGTGCGAACTCCAAGAGACGGTCATAAGCCTTTTGTACTAGACCAGCACCACCAGCGGTACCTCCGAGTGAATCGGATGCTGTTGATACATATGCCATTAGGTTATTTCCTTTTTAGTAGTTAGAAACTATGATTGATTATTGTGAGCGAAGGATAGAAAGAATCTCTTCTGCAGAATCTGCACTGTTGAGTCTCTGTTCTAGGTTCTCTGCTCGGTCAGGTGTTATTGCACCTTGCGTGATAGAGTCTTGCTGGCGCAATGCTGCACGGTCTATATCACTTACTGCAGGTGCGTCCTTATTCACAGTTAATCCGAATAAGTCTCCATTATCTTCAAGCCAGTTATTCACTGACTCTTCAGTAACTTCGTCTAAGTCTTTCAAGATTAAGCGTTGTGCCTTAGGATTTACACCTTTCTTGTCTAGGACTTCCTTGACTGTACGCTCACGCTGCGACTTGGTTAAACCCTCAAGTTGCTCAGTGAGTTCTTTGATACGTTTCTCATCATTACGTTTGGCTTTTCGTAACTTCTTTAAGAGGTCACTGCCATCCATCTGTGTTTCAGATACATCAGTATCTAGGTCGTCTTCGTCTTCGTCCCAGTAGTTGTTGCTCATAGCAACCATCCACCCTTCTCTATTAGTTAGTTCGCAAGCCTCAGATTCATTCGGGGAAATGGTCTGGCTCTTACTACCAGTCTGTTACTCTGACGGGGCTGGTCGGTCCGTTCAGGATTCTATTTGTTTAGAAAGCGCCTCTTGATGTCTGACCTAGGCTTGTCTTTGAAGTTCCAGAAGAACCACCAAAGCGTGCTTTCTCTTGTTCTGTTAGTGCTACACGAGCACGCTTTGCAGAAGCCAGTCCTTGGAATGCTTCTTGCTCAGCCTGGAGTTGGTTGTAATCTTCTCCAGTTGAAATACTTGATAGGAACTCTGCACGTGGTGTAACTTCTGCCACCTGTTGGAAACCTGCACGTGCTTGTTCTTTGGTAACACCAAGACTTGCAAGTGCTTCTTGTCCCATTTTAATATCAATACCAGTTAATTTACCTGCAGCATCTACAGTCTTTAGACCCTGTGCTAACGCTGCTCCACCAATTTCAGCCATCTGAACCTTACGCTGTAGGGCTGGTAGTCCCTCTGCTGGGTCAAGAACTGCACCAACAATATCTGCCTGGTTAAGCATTGGGTAGTAAAGAGCAAGTGCTGCTTTAGTATCAGCATCAGCATTCTTTACACGAGTAATAGCAAGACCTACTCTGTCTGAAACCTCAGCAGCAGATATGTCATTAGTAATGAAAGCATTCATTTTATCTCTGGTTGCAAGGCTAGCAACACCATATGACTGTAATACCTGTGAGTAAGAACGCTCTGCAGCAAGGTATTCTGCTGGGCTTAGTACTGATTTACCTGCAGCAAGACGTGCTTTGTTTGCTGGGAATCTTGTTTGGAATGCAACCGCTAATGGGTCTGTACCCTTTGGGTCTTGCATTATTAATTGGATAGTATCTGATGAGTACCCTTTGATAACAGCATCTGTAATTGCTGTACTTAGGTCACCAATTCCATAGGATGAAAGCAAGGCTGAGATAGCAGCAATAGAATCAACTTGACGCTTCTTCTCATTTGCAGCATTTACAGCATCGGCTGCTGCCTTATCTCTGGCTGCTCTAGCATCAAGTGTTGCTTCTAATTCTTCTGCAGTCATACCAGTAGCAGCAGGTGCTGCTGCAGTCCCAGTTGAACCAGTTCCACCAGTAGTCTTTTTACCAGGAAGAGTAAAGACCTGTCCTGGTCTAATAAGGTTTACATTAGTAATGTTATTTGCTTTGGCAATAGCAGATACGGTGGTTCCAGCCTTGGCAGCAATGGCACTAAGTGTGTCACCCTTTTGTACTGTAGCAGTACCGTTTTTAATAACAGCCATTATCCAACCAATCCAAATGTCTTTGCAATATCGCGAGCAACATTGCTTAGAGAGTCTTGAGCGTTCTTGGTAAAACGCCACTTAGGGTCTTTACGTAGAGAGATTTCATAATCATATAGATTCATTAGGTTCTTTGGGTCAGATGCTACTGACTTCAAAGTAGATATATCTATTGAATCAGGGTCCTCTTCCAAGATATTAGCCCGTGTATTGATGTAAGGTGTAAGTAACTGCTTAACTGTGTACCCATTATCAATCTTATCTGCCAATGCTGGAAAGTATGTCTTGGCTTGCATATTAATCAAGTTTAGATTTGACTTAAGTAGTGCAGGATTGACAGCAGACTCAACAGTTAGTTTACCCAATGCCTTGGGATTTATTGGCAATCCATTTTCTGCGTAAGCATTTCTCAATGAAGTGTATGTAATGCCAAAATTACCCCTCTGTAGGGCAGCAGTAGCCTTGACATCCCCAGCCTGAGACGCTTGGATTAACTTATTTGCATTGTCAGTCAGGTACTTATTCTGAAGTGCCTTCATTTCAGAGCCAGAGACACCCTGGATATTGATAGATGTCTTCTTGTCTGCGCTCTCACCACCACTTACTCGTGTGGATTGAAGGGCACGCAACTCATTGTAGTAAGCAGTAATAACTTCTTTAGGTGCATTTGTTCCGAACTGCTCCATAAAGGCAGCGTTCATATCTGCAGTGGCTTCAGCCTTTGTTGTTACAGAGATTGACTGTCTAAAGGTTTGAGTGGGTACATATCCTGAACCTAAAGGCTTTTGTGCTGATGGCTTTACATTTGCGTCATTATCATCAGGGTCAACAAGTTCTGCTGGAACACCTTCTCCAACGAAGAATTTATCTCCGTCATTATCTATTGGTTTTGCCACTTATTCTCCAATCAAAGTTTCAAATATGTTCCAGTACAAGGACTTAGCATTTGGATTATCTCCAGCAATTTGCCTTAGAACGTCCTTTAGGTCGTTTCTAATAGCCTTTTTATAACCGACGTCGTAATCCGTCTTGCCAGTTACACCAGAGAGTTGCTTGACACCCTCGTCGTATTGAAGAATCATTGCACCAAAGACTTCAGCAAGTTTCTTATTTGGAGCCTTGCCGCTGTAAATAACATTACGCAAGTCATCTAATGCTTCATTCTTTAAAGCAATATAGGCACTGCTAGGTTCTAGTTGAGCAGCCAGCAATGGATATGACTGCTTAAAGAATTTAGCCTCTAATGCAAACTGGTCACGCAGATACTGGCGCTTGCCAGGGTCTGGAGACTCAAGAATTGCTGCGTCATATAAATCCTTACGGGCATTATATTGTTGACGAGCAGAAGCAGTCGCAGCCTCGCGCAAGAATGCTTCAAGGTCTTTGTTTTTTACAAATCCCTGCGACTTAAGGTATGAATAAGATTCTAAATCATTGGTTCCACTAATTGGTATAAAGAATGCAGCAGCCTGTTTGTTGTTTTTAACTAGGTCTTGATTATTCTTTACAAATCTTGCAGCCTCATATGACTTCTGGAAAGATGCTTCTGTTCCAGCGGTTGTTTTAGCAACAGCGTAAACCGTCTTACTTGGGTACAATGTAGCAAATTGAACATAAGCCTTTTCAAATGCTTGCTCTTCATTTGCATAACGCTTAAGAATCTTTGCAAACTCTGAATCCCAAGTAAAGTAACCAGCATTAATTAATTCTTTAGGAACATCTTTTGTAGCAAAAGTTTGAACTGATGCAGGAGCACCTAGTCCAAGTCCAAAGCGGAACAACATAATGTTGCCAGCCTGAATTACTGAGTTCGTTAAGAAAGGATTAATGTCAGCGCCAGTCTTTGGACCATTGCCAGTAGAGATTAATAGACGCATAGATTGTACTGCGGCTGATGCCTTTTGCTCAGTCATAAAACTCTGGTTACTACCGTAACCCAAATCAATTACACGTTGTAGGTTGATTGGAGTAATCTTTCTCCACCAGTCTTGACTTGCAGAACCACCTGTAACAACAGGCTCTACGTCTCTAATCCAATTACCCAGACCAGGAATATTTTGCAGAACAGCCAGTGATAGTCCAACAAATGGTCCACCAAGACGTGGTGCTGCAGACTCTGGGTCAAGTGATGGTGTAAGCATCTTCACTTTTCCACCAAAGTTTACAGCCATAGGTTGGTATCCTGAGATTCCCAATGCAGGAAACAATACTTCGCCCAGTGCATAGTCAAGTAAACCGTCACCTGGGTAGGTGAAATAAAGTTCACCATTAGCATCTTCGTGGATAAAACCAGAGTGTTCAAATGTCTGATTAGTAATAGCAAGTCTTACAA